ATGGATTCCGCCGAGCATCACCAGGTAAGGCCCAGGCAATTGAGGAAGCCACAAAGAAATTCACCGATTACAAGCCGGTGAAGAAGGAAAGCTTAGTCTTTGCACCACAGCGCGCTACGGCCGATTAAGTCCCACCGCTCTTTAAAACTCTGAAGCCGCTCCCACCGAAATGTCGGAGCAAAACCCAGGTGACTTGCTCACCGCAATGTCACGCAATTACTTAACCAACAAAGGAATTTTACACGATGGAACTTGCAACATATCGCAAAAAAGCGAGAGAGATTGAAAGTCAGTTACTGAACAAACTGGCTGAACGTGGACAGGGAGAATTAGCGAAGGTGCTCGGCCTGGATGACGCAGCAGTAAGTCGCATGAAGCGACCATCAGGAAAGCAGCGTCACAGCTTCTTCCAGATGATGAGTCTGGCACTGGCTTATCTGGATGTGGTTTCACCAGAGTCTGAAATGGCGCGCCGGTTGATGCGCATAGAGCAGCTACTGACCAAAGAAAAGACCGAGATGAGCGGTAACTCATTCTCGGCCTGATAGCGATTAGCGGAAACTAATAACTGGAGAAAAGTATGCCAGGAAGAACTGGATATGTAAACAGTGGCGAGGTGCTTTATGAGTAATCTCGCTTACGACAACGTTTCACCAATCAGGCCTGATACAGAGGCCGTGGAGCGCCGTGTGGTCGATACCGATAATGGGTTTACCAGAATCGCTAATGAACTACTGGAGGCTATCGCAAGCGCCGATTTAACAGCTCGTCAGTTGAAGCTCATGCTGGCTTACATTCGTAAGACATACGGCTTCAACAAGAAATCAGATCGCATCGCAGATGAGCAGATTGCTCAGCTTACCGGCCTGTCACGGCAGAACGTGAACAAGGCCAAGAAGGAGCTGATTTCAATGAAGTGTCTGATAGTCGAAGGGAGTCAAATCGGTGTTAACAAGGAGGTCTCAGCGTGGCAATTCAGCAAGTGTCTCCAAGTTAGCAATTTTGTCTCTAAGTCAGAGACTTCAAATGTCTCTAAGTTAGAGACTTCGGATGTCTCGAAATTAGAGACACACAAAAGACATTCTTTAAAAGACAAGAAAGACAATATTAATAAACCCCCTATAGTCCCCCAGCCTGATGAAGTGAAACCGGCTGAAAAGCCAAAGGCAAAAACCTTCGACCCGATGGACGTCGTGCTACCTGAATGCGTTTCTGCAGAGCTGTGGTCTTCATGGGTTTCATATCGCAGGGATATCAAGCAGGCCATCAAGTCTAAGCAAACCGTTACTCAGGCGCTCAATCTGCTAAGCCGGTGTCATGCGAATGGGCATCCGCCTGAAGAGATCATCAACAACAGCATCGCTAACGGCTGGACTGGGCTGTTTGAGCCTAAGCAGGCCAAAGCACCGGCGCGCCATAACAATGGCCCTGCCAGAGCTGTTGCTGAGCGGTTTAACGAGAAAGATTACGGCCACACTCAAATGCCTTCCTGGGCGCAGGAGTAACTCATGAGCTACGAAAACCAGATTGCCAGCGATACCCGCGAGAAGATCGCAAAGGTTCAGCGTCAACTCGAAGAGCTTTCATCGCCCCCGAAGCAGATTGAAAACACCGTTTTCGAATTCATTCAGGCAGTGTGTGACAAGCATGGAGCATTCGAGCAGCGATGCCGGAAAATGAGCATTGGCATTGGTGGCAAGGAGATGATTACCAAGAGCGAGTGCAAGAAATGCCTGGAAGAGAAGCTTGCCAGACTGAAAAGCGATGAGGACAGCATCTCCCGCCGTCGACGTGAAAGCGAAATCATGCGCCTCATGGGGAACCTGAATCTGCCACAGCGCTTTGCGCCTTCAACGCTGGATAACTACGAGCCAGCAAATCAGGATGCAGCGCGCTGCCTGAAGCTTTGCAAAGCCTACGCAGCAAAATGGGCTGATCGTCGCAAGCAGGGTGGAGGGATGGTCATGTGCGGCAAGCCAGGCACAGGTAAGAATCATCTTGCCCTTGCAATCGCTAAGCACGTCATCAACGAACATCAGCATTCAGCCATGTTCACTACGGCTTTACGTGTCGCACGCGCATTCAAATCAACATGGGGTAAGAACGCAGAGCGCAACGAGTATGAGGTCATCAGCGCATACACCGATCCAGACCTGCTTATCATAGATGAAGTTGGCGTCCAGTTCGGCAGCGAGGCTGAAAAGCTGATTCTGTTCGAGGTGATTAACACCCGCTACGAGCAGATGAAACCAACAATTCTCATCAGCAACCTGCCGCTGGAAGAGCTGACGGCCTTCATCGGTGAGCGCGTAATCGACCGCATGAACGACGGCGGCGGCTGCACACTCGCTTTCACCTGGGAATCCTATCGCTCACGGGGTGCCGCATGAACATCGACCCGATGGACTACGTCGTAATTGAGAGATACTCCAACGGCGATAGCACCTGGAAAGACAATGTCTCGAACGTCGACAAGGTTCAGCGCTTGATAGATTTCAGTCTGGAAGTTGCGCATGTGTTTATTGCTGTCGGGGCTTACTCAGAGAACTGGCAGCGTTACTACGAGGTGAAGCCATGACACAGGTAACTCAACTGGTAATCACACCACCGCTGATGCGTCAGGCTCGCAATATTCAGCTGGCAATCATCGACCTGGCTAGGAAGCGCGACCTGAAACCAGAGCAATTCCGGGCGCACCTTAACGCTATCGACATGCTGGCACGTGAAGCACACGACCTGATGGTTGATGCTGAATCTGAGCAGGAAGGAGAAAACCATGATCCACTATCACGGCGGACCAATCACGCCTGACACATGCGCTATTCGGGCATGGAAAGGACGGCATGCATTCATCTCTTTTGCTCATGCCGGCCAAATAAATCTCGCTTCAGAATTCTGTCAGTCTTTCGCACTTGATAACGGCGCGTTTACTGCATGGAAAGCAGCAGGCCGAAACAAAATCGACTGGAGTGATTATTACGACTTTGTGGCGCGCTGGATAAACCATCCCGGCTTCGATTTTGCCATCATCCCTGACGTTATCGATGGCGGAGAGGCTGAGAACGAGGCGCTCCTTGATGAGTGGCCGCACGGTGATTTCTATGGCGTACCGGTATGGCACATGAATGAGAGCGATGAACGATTCATCCGGTTGTGTAATGAGTACCCGCGGGTAGCGATTGGGAGTTGTGGCGAGTATGACGTTAAGCGGCCTAATCTGGCAGTAGCGCGAATGAAAGACCTGATTCGGCACGTGACTGACAATTACGGGCAGCCAAAATCCAAGTTACACGGGCTTCGCATGCTCAACCCACTTATCTTCACCAAACTACCGTTGGCGAGCGCTGACAGCACTAACGTTGCCAGAAACATTGGTATCGATAAGGCCTGGAAAGGAGCGTACGCCCCGGCATCAAAAGAAACTCGCGCTGCATTGATGGTCGAACGTATCGAGTCACATAATAGCCCCGGCTCACTGCGTTACTGCGAGCAACGTGACCGGTTCAATATGCAGCTACAGCTAGCTGTATAGGAAGAAGCATGAATAACGTAATCCCCATCAGACCCAAGCACCAACTCCTCAAAGACTCACACTCAGCGATACTGACTGCCCTCAAGATGTTTCGTGAAGGCGGACACAGTAAGCAGAGCATTGACCTGTTGTTGAGCGCCGTAGCCGACAACATCCGTGACTACGTGGAGACAATCGAAGGGAGGTAGCAGTGGAGACGAAACGTTTTCTACTGAGAGACAGCAACATCCGACAGAACTGCATCAGCGCCATCCAGCAACTCCCCGCCAATCCCGACAAACCTCTGCAGGTAACCATCCAGGAAGACACCAGAAGCCTTGCGCAGAATCGCATGCTTTGGGCCTGCCTGCATGACGTATCAAGCCAAGTGGTCTGGTACGGGAAGAAACTCGACGCAGAGAGCTGGAAGCACATCTTCAGCGCTAGCCTGAAAGGACAGGAGACGGTGCCGGGTATCAATGGCGGCTTTGTGGTGTTGGGCCAGTCAACAAGCAAAATGCGCGTCAGTGAGATGCGTGACCTCATAACTCTAATCCACAGCTTCGGCATTGAGCATGACGTCAGATTCAGCGACGAGTCAGCGCTCGCGGCTGAATGGGCTGGAAGATTCGGGAGCAAATCATGTTAGCCAGAGAAGAGATAATCAGCTACCTCGCAGCCAATGGTTGCGCCACTTCAACCCAGATTCACAATCACCTTGAGGATTTGGGGTTCAAACGCTGCACCTCAATGGGTGTCCTGTCTAAGATGGTTACCAGTGGCGTAGTGCTGCGTGCCGGGCATCATCAGGAATACGCATGCCGCCTAAACAAATCCGTGAAACACAACGTCAATGCGGGCGGTGCCGTCGAAAGCAGGGTAAGGCCGAAGCCAAAGACACCGAACGCAGTGTTCGATGATTGTCGGACGGTCAGTCCCATGCATCAGTTTAACGAGCTACTGAAGGCCGCAAGGGGGAACCATGCGTGAGTCCTGGTTTTTTCACGACCCTGTAGACACCGAAACCGCCGCCGAACTCCTTTCCCGCTACGCCTCCCGCAATATCAAAACTCAGAAGACACTCGCACTCGATCCTCGCCTCTGGATTGTGTCCGCGCTGCTGCCTGAGTTCCGGGAAGAGCCAAAGCCATCAAAGCAGTATCGAAACCCAATGTGGAGCTGAAGATGAATTACAGCGAAATGTCAGACTTCGAAATCAACCGCGAAGTTGCAGAAAGAGTAGGCGGCTTTCTCGCCAAAGATATCTTTGAAGAAGAACAGACGATTTTCAAATGGCATCCGGGCAATAAGTATTCAAAATTTGACCCTTGCAACTCATGGGCTGAAGCGGGACCGATTATTGAAAAGGAAAACATCAGCCTGACATGCCATCAAAATCGTGATGAGTGGGCTGCAATATTCAACAGGCATTGCATGTCTGCAAATCAGAATCCACTTCGTGCAGCAATGGAATGTTTCCTGATGATAAAGGAGCGAGAAAATGCCGCGTGAACGCTGCTGCCGCTGTCACATAACGCTTACCTCAGAAGACAAGTATCACTACGGGGCTAACTGTGAAAACTGCGAGGTAGATCGCCGCTATGAAGACCACGAACGGGACCAGCCAATCAAGTCAGCCTACTGGCGCTGGCGAGCCATCTGCTTCTGTGTGCGTTGGCTGTGGTGCTCAATTGCTGGATACCGAAGTCTACGCCTGTGGCTCATGCCTCGACCTATGGTTGCTCCTCGACCCGAACTTCGACATGACAGGAGAAAGTGATGGCTAAAGGCATCAAGCCGCCGAAGCCGAAGAAGTGCAAATGCTGTCCTGAAAAGTTTATCCCCCGCAATAGCCTCCAGACTGTCTGCTCTCCCAAATGTGCCATCCAACTCGCTAACCAGATGTCCGAGCGCAAGCAAAAGCGTCAGGAGAAAGCTGAGCGCGCTGCATGGAACAAACGCAAAGCCGACGTTAAGCCGTTAAGCCACTGGATGAACATGACCCAGCGGGCATTTAACGACTACATCCGTGCGCGGGACGGAAATATCTGCATTAGCTGTGGCAGCACAACAGCAGTGAGCTATCACGCAGGGCATTACAGGACAACTGCAGCGGCTTCGCAGTTACGTTTCAACGAGGGCAATGTTCATAGCCAGTGTGCAGCTTGCAATACACATCACTCCGGCAACATCAGTCCATACCGTATCAACCTCATCACCAAAATCGGCCTTCAGCGCGTTCTGGCGCTCGAATCAAACAACGAACATCACCGATACACCAGAGAAGAACTGGACAGCATACGTGCGCGTTACAGGGCTTTGCTTCGTGAATTGGTAAAGCAGAGGGAAGCAGCATGACCCAATACCTCAGAGAGAAGTGGCTCAGGCTTCGCATTATCAAGATGCGCGGCATGTACGAGATCAACTACCGGATAATCCGGAACACGGCGAAGATGATGGGGGTTAAGCATGCGCATTGAGCGTGACTATCAGCAAATCGTCAGGCTGTCAGGCGTCAGAACTGCAGCGGACATGCGCCGGTTATTCGGCAATGGCTGGAAGACCATCAACAAATCGCAGCAGGCATGGGTCAGGCATCTTCTGGGCGTATGGGGCGATCATCTGGGCGGAGAGGACTATGACCGGGCAGGGGTGAACGTTATCGGCCGCCTGATGATGCGCTGTGAATGGAGTGAGCAGAAGGGCAGACAGATAGAGAAAATCGTGTCACAGCTGCATTGTGAAGGGCTGCGAGGTGAAGAGCTGTTCCGCAAGGCGCGTGACCTGCTTATCCCACAATCATCAACGGCAAACATCATCGCTCTCGCCAAAGAATCAGATGATGCCGCCTTTGTTGAATCAGTCATGGTAAAGACATTCGGAAGGGATAACCCGCTTCGGAACGTAGCCAGATTACGATACTGCAAGCGCAAGAGCGTGCAAAACATCGGCTCATCCCTGATTTATTACTGCAGCATCTCACCGAAAGAGGCCCGGAACAGAATGGAATGGGCTATGGATATCATCGAAGGAGAAATGTTTTACGCAATTAAGCGAGAAATGGAGAAGGAGATTCCTAAAATCGCTGCGTGATTATACAAAATAGCACGAAATGACAAAGACAAAGGGCAAGCAACCTGGCACATTAACGGCATGATCGGGAAGTGAAGCGAACAGATCGCAGCTTTGCCGGTCAGTTGCATAAATGTGGATGCCAGGAAGCCTCGCGACCTCACCAGTCGGCGGGGCTTTTTTATTATCCGCTGCAGGGTATAGAGCAGGAAATATCCCTTCCGTGGGATAGGTGCTCCTAACTGTGGCGAAAGTGCTGCTAAGATTTAATATTTTCGGCGAACATCACCAAAGCCTTCGTCACAATGGCTGATTGAGACTCACCTGTCTGAGCAGCCAGAGATTCAAGAAGCGCGATAGTGTCCGTGTGGAGCTTAATTCCCTTCACTTTTACACCGCGCTTTTCGTCACTGCGTTTCTGTATTTCAGATATTGACTGAGCCATAACAAAATCCTAAATTATCGGGTAGGGGTGAGAGGGGTTTCCCCCTCTCTTCCTGACTGTCTTAGTAAGCTGGCGAGCTAATCACTAAGAGAACAATCAGGATGATGATTAATTTCATCATAACCCTTTCCTCGTTGGCCTCTGCTTCGGTAGGGGCCTTCCCGTTTCAGCGTCTTGCTGATGAAGTGAATTGTAGGTTAACCTATAATGTAGGTCAACCTATATCTACTGATTATCAGAACAAATTTTAAGGATCGCTTCGGCGGTCCTTTTTTCGTTTTTCGCCCCTGCCAATCAATATCGACTCTCACCCTTTCCTGTGTGGCAGCGGGCGATCTTTTCTTCTGACTACCTGCAGCACCGACCGTAATCACGGAGGTGTTATGAGTATCGATATGAGCAAACTGGCTTCAGGCGCAGCTTATGGCGCATCTGCCGGGACGATCGCCAATGGTCTTCTTACCAGGCTGAGTCCCGATGAATGGAGTGCTGTAGGCGTCCTGGCCGGTATTCTGGTCGCGCTTTTCACGCTCGGAATCAACTGGTATTACAAGCGCAAGGCTACACTGGCGCAAATCAAAGCCCTTCAACGCTGGCCCACTGCACCAGACATCAACGAGGATTAACCCATGGCTATGTCAAACAGCCTGCGCAATAAGCTTCTTGCTGTCGCGGGTGGCGGAGCTATGGCTATCGTTACGGTATTCCTCGGCGGAAAGGATGGGGTAGAGGGCAGGGTATACGAACCTTACAAAGATGTGGCTGGCGTCTGGACTGTCTGTGATGGTCATACCGGCACCGACATCATCAAAGGCAAGCGATACACCGACCGCGAATGCGATCGCCTGATGTGGAACGACCTGCAGCCAGTTAAAAAGGCGGTCGACGGGATGGTTAAAATCCCTTTGGGCGAATACCAGCGTGCCGCGCTTTACAGCTTCA